AGTATACCCAAGTATTTTTGCTATAGATGAAAGTACCACGATAAAAAATCCAAAAGCAGCACGAACCAAAAACATTTTAAAAATAGGTCAATTGGCTAAGTACCGTCGGATCCTGACTGGTTCGCCCGTGACCCGCAGTCCGCTTGATTTGTTTTCTCAATGTTATTTCTTGGACCCAAAACATTTACAGCAGCCAAGCTATTGGTCTTTTAAAAATAAATATTGTGTTATGGAAACAGGTTATGCATCTGATTACACCTATCAAAAAGTTTTAGGGTATCAACGCTTGAGTGAATTAACAGGCTTACTTGGTGCATTTTCTTTTCGTGTAAAAAAAGATGAGTGTTTAGATCTTCCTCCAAAAACATTTGTTACCAGGGAAGTGCAAATGAATAAAACACAAACTGATGCTTACTTACAAATGCAAGCAATGCAAATTGCAAGACTAGACTCAGGAGAAGAGACAACGGCTGTTGCAAAATTAACAATGATGTTACGGCTGCATCAAATTGCTTGTGGATTTCTTGTTACGGATGATGAAAAGATTGTTGACTTGCATGATGAAAAAGGAATGATACCACGTCTTGAAATTTTATTAGATTGTTTAGATGAGATTGATGGTAAAGTTATTATCTGGGCAAACTATCGTCACAACATTGAACACATTGTAAAAGCAATTACAAAAAAGTATGACAATCATTCTATTGTTGAATCTTTTTATGGTGGCACCAAAGATAAAGATAGAACAGCGATCATTGAAAAATTTAAAGATCCTAACTCTGAGCTGCAATACTTGGTCGCCAATCCGAAGACAGGTGGCTACGGATTAAATTTAACCGTATCTAAAACAATTATTTATTATTCGAACAATTATGATCTTGAGGTTCGAATTCAATCGGAAGATCGTATTCATCGATATGGTCAGGATCAAAAAACATTGTATATTGACCTACAATGTCGAGGCACTGTGGATGAACATATCGTCTCGAATTTGGTTGGAAAAGTCAAGATTTCCAACAAAGTTCTTAATGAACAATACCATGATTGGATAAAAGTTTTAAAAAAGTCTTGAACGAATATTATAAATAGTTATATGTAGTTATAGGTTAGCATAGCGTGAGCCACATGTCCGACTGAACAAGCCGAATTGTGGGGGTAGATATACCACCGAGTTGCTAACCTAGGGGATTATTCCCAGAAAGGAGTTACATATGATGTTACACGGAATTGTGGCAATGTTATTAATCATGGGGATAATCCTCTATCGAAACACGATGTTCTTTGCATTGTTGTTTGGCTTATGGATCGTTTGGAGTAGGGGAGGTTTCGAATGGTTGTTATAAGTTGGCAGTCAGGAATTAATTCAATACGTCCAGGTCCAACGGTTGATTACAAACCGTTACCAATGACGGAAGAATTATTTTTGCGACGCCAGCAGCATCTAATCAATGCGATGCTTAGTGCAGATGATATTCAATTTAGAATAATGTTTTATTGGAAACTAATAGAGTTGATGCGCCGTGTCCCGTGAACAAGATAAAATTAATCCGTCTTATTACAGAAAAAAGATTGAGGTCACTGATTTTATCATTGAGTACGAGATGAATTTTTTGGAGGGTAATATTATTAAGTATGTTACTCGCTACAAAGATAAGAATGGCATTGAAGATTTAAAAAAAGCTAAGTGGTATTTAAACAAACTTATTAAACAAAAGGAGAAAAAATGAGATTTGAAAGAAGCTCACCCTACTCGACGGTAGCCGTGAAGCATGATGTGCATGCACGATTAAAAAAATTAGCAAAGAAAAGATACCAGTCAATTACAAAATTAATTGAATGGCTTGTTGATCATGAGGAGCAGCGAGAAAAAAGTGGAAAAAGGAGAGGTATCGTTGAATGATAAAAGTTTATTTGTTTATGGCAGTCTTTTACTTTGTGCGTTTTTATTACACGTCAATACGTAAACAACCTGTCAAGACGTTAGTATTTTTTGTACGATTTGCGCCTGATGATGTGCGCAGACAGTTCATGAAAAAATTGTTTTTTAAGAATAATGAGATCTATGAAATTTTTAACAAATTTGTTGAGGAGGCTAAATGAGTAATTTTATGTTTTGGCATTTTGTTGCCATCATTGGTGTATTTGTTTTAGGATATCTTTTAGGAGGATGGCGCATGAGACGACTATATGAGGTCCGCCTGGAAGAGGAATATAATAGAGGATTATCGGAGGGTAAAGACCCAGAATGGCTCGCAAGAAAAAATCTTTAGAAGATCGAATTCGTGATGCGTATGCAAAAGCTAGTAAAAAAGCCGTACGGGAGCCCCGTACGTGGCGCGAGGTAGCTGATCGCATGTACTGGGAGAGACTAAGAAAAATATTATGGAGGCGATATGAAGTTAGAGGACTTGAAAAAGAAAACGTGTCCCGTGTGCCACGGTAATGGGTATATACGTCTTGCGTTCGAAGGTGAAAGTGCGACGCAGCGATGTCAAACATGCGAGAGTCAAGGAGAAATTTGGGTTCAACGTGTTTCAGGAACCGTGGTGGAAGGAGAGGAAGAAAAGAAGCAAATTCATTGAACCGTGTCCCGTGGTCCGTGTGCAGCAAGGAAAACCTATACCTTTTTAATAATTTAATATAAAATTACATTGTAGACGGGGGTTTTATTCTTTTTCACCTCGTCTACATTATAAGTTATTGTGTATTTGTAATATTTCAGATATACAATTAAGACTGTTATTCGGCTGAACCGATATGGTGGCCAAGGAGCAGTTTATGAGTGATCGAAACCAAAAAGATGTTTTGTTGGAAGCACAAGAAAACGTTATTGATTGCTTATTGGAGGGCTTACCATCTACAGATTTTTCCTCCAGGTGTGCCCTCCTCATTAACGATTTTAAATTTATAAATCAAAAAGCAGCTTCAGAATATATTAATAAAAAATTAAAGGAGAGACATGGTAGCAACGTCCTCGCATTCAAATCTTAGTTTAGTAAAAGATATTTTTACCTGTCCTGATTGTAATAAGGTTCATGTAAGTTTTTGGAATGCACCTAAAAAAGTTTATTCAGGTCAAGAATGGCAATATATCTTGGAACAAGGATCAAAAGCTTTATCTAAAATAAAAGATTTAGTGCCTTTGAGTAAAGATGATCCTAAAGTATTTTAAAGTTCCCTCTATATATGTTATTTTTTTGAAAAAAATATTTTTTTACTTTTTGCTCAAAAATGAGGTAACATAGGTAACATTTGGCTACAACATGCAGAAAACCTACAAAAAAGTGTTACCTGAAGTGTTACCTGAGAGCTTTTTTTTCAGGTAACAGGTAACAGTTTCAAACCTTTCTGGTACCGCGCGCGAGTGAAATTAGGTAAAAATTTAAAATTTGAAAAAAATGTTGTATATAGGGTAAAGTATGAAAAGTAGTAAAATAGTTGAGATAACACCACAACAAAGAAAATTTTGTGAGCTGTTAATTTTGTACGATGGTGATTGGACTGCAACGCAATGTGCTATTGAGGCAGGTTATTCTGAAAACTCTGCCAGACAAATCGCTAGTCAATTGCAAAATAGAGAAAAGTATCCAAAAGTTTATGATTACATTTTGGAGTTGAGAGAAGAACAACATAAAAAATATCATGTCAACTACAATCGTCACATGAGAAGATTAAAACATTTATCTCAAGCAGCTGAGGATAAAGGTAATTACACGGCAGCCGTTAGTGCTGAGATTTCACGTGGAAAGGCAGCAGGATTGTATGTTGATAGAAAAGAAATTCTAACTGGTTCTATTGATAACATGGCAAAAGATGAAGTTGAAAAGAGACTTGCTGACCTGAAAAAAAGGTTCCCAAAAGTTATTAATGCAGTAGCAATTGAAGAAAAAGAGAGTGGTGAAAGAGAAAAATCTTTGGAAAAAAATTCAACATAACAGTAACATTGTTAAGTGGAATAGAGTTGAGTCTAAAACATCTCCAGGAATCCCTGATTTACATGGATTTTTTAAGGATGAGAAGACAGGTTTTGGACACACTTTTTGGGTTGAATTAAAGTTAACTAAACATAACAAAGTTTTGCTTACATCTAAGCAAATTGCATGGCATCATCACTACGAAAAGTTTGGTGGAACTTCTTTTATCTGCGTTAAGGCCCTCTTACAGAGAGCTCTGCTGATATATGTGGGAAAAAGGGCCACGGATCTCGGGGAAAAAGGTTTGAAGCTCGCCCCAGACTTGGTCATGACCGAAACATGGGCCGAGGACCGCTTTGTGGAGCTCGTAAAAATACGCCAAAAATACGCCGAACCCTACGCCCCTATATAGATTGATTAGCATCACCTGGCGTGCCGCTGTCCCAGCTGCGGAATCTTGAAAATATCGCAGAAATCCGCCAAAAATTAACCTGAGGCGAAGCTCACCAGCTGCCAGGGCCCTGGAAGCTCGGGAAAAATACACCAAAAATACGCCAGTTTTCCGCCATTTATTATAGATGGTGATAGATCCCAGCTGCCAGGTAACCTGCCGCTGAGTTGCAGCGGGGAAAAATAAATTTTTTAATGATTGACTTATAAGAAGTTATAACTATATCTCTATTAGGGTTAGTGAACTGGTAGGGGTAAAACCTGAGACATGCTTATGACTAGCCCTAGAAAAAGAGGTCATTATGTTTACATTAAAAGAAGCTTGGACGCTTGTCGGCGGTTTGTCGAAGCCGTCCAAAATGCCGGGCCACGGTTATGGGCTAAGCGCTAAAGATTGCAAAACAGGAAGCAAGTTGAGACAAATTGCTAACAGCGTCTGCTCTGCTTGTTATGCGTTAAAGGGTCGTTATGTTTTCCCTAACGTATACGAGGCGCACCAGCGCCGATTGAAATCAATTGAGAAGAAATTTTGGGTTGATGCGATGTCGTGGTTAATTAATTGGTACGAAAACAAATCGAAATATTTTCGCTGGCACGATTCAGGAGATCTCCAGGGCGTGGCTCACTTAAAGAAAATTGTTGAAGTTTGCAAGAAAACGCCGGGGGTCATGCATTGGCTGCCAACGCGTGAGGCTAGTTTTGTTAAAGAATATAAAAATAAATATGGAGACTTTCCCAAAAATTTAGTTGTTAGGATCTCCGCAACGATGGTGAACGGCGTCCCGCATAAGTTCCACGGGCACAGCTCCACGGTTGTGACCAGTGAAAACCTGGCGACGGGGCACCTATGCAAAGCATATAAACAAGGCAACGAATGCAAAAGCTGCCGGGCGTGTTGGGATCCGAGCATTGCCGATGTGGCTTACTTAAAACATTAGGGGGAATGATGCAAAAATATGCTGACTTTTCGCCACTCATGAAAATTTTATATAGATTACTGCCGGGACGTGTCACCTGGAGTGCGTCTGCAACGGCAAAGAATCCGCAGAAAACAGCCATTTTTTCGGTCGCTTCGAATCTTACAGCGGAG